CCCATAGCAAGACTACTGCTTCCCGCCAGCCCTTTCAACACCGTCAACCGCGCTGCGGTGCCACCGAGCGGACCTTCGACGAGCTTGGCGGAAGTGGCGAGATGGGCAAAAAGATTAGCCATACCGGAGCCGCCACTGACTCCTCCCGCCCCACCACCGCTTAAAACTCCCCCGCCGCCAGAGGCATTAAGTGTCCGCATCTCCGCCGCGAAATTCCGCAGGTCCGCTTTGCTCCCCGCCATCGATCCACGAAAGCGGTCCATGGCAGCTGTCAGCGTCCCAACGGACCCCTTGGAATTTTCCACTGCGGTGCGGAAGGAACTAAAAGCCTGACTCGCATCCCCAAACAGATGCGTAGCATTAACCTTGCGTGCTTGCTCGAAAAAGGAAATTTGCGAACGGCGAGCCGCATTGATCGAACTCGCCATTCGCGCATAACGCCGCTCATTAGCCTGGGTATTCTTAGCCCCAGCTTTATCCATCAGCTCTTGGGCCGTCACAACCTCCATAAGACTGCGCTTTAACCCGCTGGTCTTATTGATGAGACGATCCGCCCCAAGTTCCCCGAATACGATTTGGACGTCTGCTTGATCTGCCATTTGAATTATGTCCTATGACCGGGCCATATTATTAAATTCACCCCAACGATCAGGCAGACTGCCCTTGTCGCTCTTTCTCCAGCCTCCGCCAGCAAAGATCAAGCCGCACGATCAGTTGCACAAATTCATATTCATCTGCGTAACCGATCAATGCTGCCATAATCTTTGCCTCAGAAACTGGGATCGGATTAACTTCACTAAAGCCGACGGTTCGAAGCTGGTGCAAAAGGGAGAACGCATCCCAGGCCATTTGCTGCACCAGCGTCAGCGTCGGCTTTGCATTCAACGTTTCCTTCGATCGCTTGCCCTTCCCCTTGCCTTTGAGACTTTGCCGAACCAGAGCCTCCTCCGCCAGGCCACCATATTGAAACTCCCAGCGGAGGAGTTCTTCTAGTTTTTTGCGTCATCCTCAAGCGCATCCGCGCGGTAGCGATCCTGATCGTTCGAGAGGTCATAGACAAACTCCCGGAATCGAGGGAAACGGATNAGACGATCTTTGGCCGCATCGACGGTGTAGGGGATCGGAGGGCCATCTTTCGTGTCCGAGATGCCTTCCCAGCCGAGTAAGATCGTGCGGGCCAGGATGCTGCATTCAAGCTCGACAACCTCCGCCTCAACATCAGCCCCGCCGGTGCGAGCAAATTCCATCGCACGAAGAGACGAGCGAGGGATTTGGCTGATCGCCCGACGATAGGCCTTGTTGTTCATGCGGGCAACCAGAAGGCGCGCACTTTTGCCCACTGGTTCCCAGACGCCAGTCTCAGCTTTCTTTTCATCGAAGTCGAAAGCCTCGGCCAAACTAAAAGTATCGGTGCCCATTGGTAGATAACCTTTCGAGATGTTAGAGTTACGCGATCACGTCACGAGTCATGGTGCCGTCGCCCTGAATGGTGCATTGGACGGTAGCGAGCGAACCGACCTGACCGGCAAGCGGCGGGTAGGATTCGAGCAGTCCATTCCCCTGAAACTCGGGATTAGTGTCGGAGATGGCTGCATCCTGGTCCGCGCGAACACGGATGGGGAAGGCAGCGGCGCCGACCAGATCGAACATCGTGGCATCGACGGAACCGGAGTCGAAGTCCTGCTTGAACTGAACTTCGAGCGACCAATCTTTCAGGCCCGGCAAACGACGGCGAGTGGCGTCGCCCATTGCGGTCTGATCCTGCAGTTCCGCCGAATAGTTGAGAGTCATCGAGAGAACGTGGTCGCTGAGATCAACACCGTTGACGGTGAGGAACCCGTTTTTGAAAACAAAAGCAGCCATGAGGAGGGTCTCCTATCGTTGAGAAATGCCAAGCACGGCGAATACGGAAAAGACTGGATTGGTGCCACTTACGGTCCACCGGAGTCGCCAGAACTCGTCCGTGATTGGGCCAGCGAGGAAGTCCTGCTGGGCACCAATGGCTGTCATCGCATCGAAGGTGATGCGGTTGGTTGATACTCCGAAGTCGATGGTAGAGGAGCTATCAACGAAGAAGTTAATGGTGGGAGTGTCAGTACCGGCTAGACTGGTGACATGCACCGAGCCGTAGATGAAGCCACCGGAGGGAGCGGAGTCGAGCAGAATCCCGCCGCTGTTTCCGTTGGCGGAGATGCTGCCATTCTGCCCCACCTTACCGCGGACCAGAAGCGAGTCCGATTCGAAGTTGAGTGCCACCTGCGCCATGTCTCCGACATTGCCGGACTTGGTATAGGTGGCAGATTGAGCCAGCATGGTGAAGCCGCGAGCCCCAATCTCCGCATTGTTCGGGGCGATCGAGACAACCCCATTCGCAGTTCGTCCTATGCTGGCAAACAGTTCCGAGTCGAAGTCATCGTCCCAGAAGCCATTGCAGTTGACCTTGGCATCAAGGAGCCCGGCCAGCCGCTGGCGCGTAGCACTGTTGAGCGTAGTGCGATCTTGCAGCTCCGCTCCGTATTCAATAGTGACCTGGTTAAGGATTCCCGTAATGTCCAGGCCATTGTAACGAATGTCCGCGTCTTTGAGGACGTATGAGCTCATGTCCCCTATCTCCTCTTGAGTTTTGCTTGCGCAATTGCGGTGCCGGTTCGGGCAGCTTCGCGATAGAGGCGGAGTCCCTGGCCCTTCTTAAATCCTACGTTAGCTGCGTAGGGGACTGCGTTACCAATGACGATGGTGCGAGAACGGTCGCCGGGCTTGACGGCACGGAGCTTCATCAGCTCCATTTCCTTTTGGCCTTCGTAATAGTCGAGGAGGGCATAGCGTTCCTCTGGCCGTTCCCTCGGACGAACCAGGGCGATGTCGCGCCCGCTGATACTAATGCGATGGTTCGCGATGGACCAGAAGGTGTAAAACGGCCAGACGCGATAGAGTTCCTCATAGACTTCCTCAACCACGAGCTTCGTTGCGTCGAGCATTTTCTGCTCGATCCGCGGCATGATCTTTTTCTCAAACATGCGCGTAATGTCCGCGCGAGTGGTGGCGCGCATCGCCATTAGTTGGTTCTCTCATACGTCATGGCAACGTTGAAGAGCCAGATGTGATCACCTTCCTCATGCGGCCCAATATAGGTGGGCTCACCGCCAACCAGCTTGGTATCCAGGTAGCCCGAAATCGCCGCAGCAGAAATCGCATTAAACGTGTTCTTGCTCAGCGAATAGCCATCCTCATACTTCGAGGCGCGAATGCGAAGGCTCAAAACCGCCTCACGCACTTCCGTCCCCTCGCCCATGACCCGCATGGGAGTCGGTCCGCCGGCCGAATATACAAAGACGGCATCGGCAGGCACCTTCGCCTTCGACCGCTCTGGACCACGAAAGAGATTGGTCCCTTTTGTAAGTCCAATGCCCTCGGTCGCCAGGAAATTGACCAAATCTTGTGCTGGATCGAGGCTCATAGGTACACCTTCCGCTCGATCAGAGTTCCCGCAATCGAAGCCACCTTCGCCACGCGCTGACTCTCAAATGCACCTTGAACCGAATGCGGATCGTCGGCCACGGAGGTTCCCTTATAGAACCAGCTACCGATCGGAATGTCCACGTCGAGGAAAATCACCACTCGCGAGACNNGTTCTTCCCCTTCCTTGTTGACAAAAACGTCACTCCGCTCTTGCCAGCGACCTTCAATCGTGTAGGGGCTATGGGACGAGAACATGGTCTCGCCGGTGGAGTCGACGTCCTCCGCCTCCCAGACCGTGATCGTATCCACGAGTGCCTTGCGCACATAAGTCATGGCAGCACCTCGTCGAGGGAGATTTGCGGAAAGCACTCGAGCGCACTATCGGGCGTCGCGTTGAGAATATCATAGCCAGCTGCATCTGCCGCAACCTTGAGCTTCTCAAAGCCCTTCATGAACTGCGTGCGGTAGAGCGATTCCGCCACTTTCCGCGTGTGCTCGGTGTGAAAATTGTGCTGCCCATCGACCACCCGCATGTCGAAACCGAGCAAAATTGCCCGCTTCGCCCCGAGCTTGTGGCCGAGTGCAACCGCCCCGCAGCCGGAATTGTTGGCGCGGGCGATGAAACCTGGGCGATCATCCAGCCCATATCGTGTGGCATAATTGTGATCGAGGAAGAGAATCCAAGCCAGTTCCTTCGTCTTCGG